TTTTTTTTGTGTTTTACTTTTTTATGAATCATTATATTTATTTGTATAGTTCCAATGGCGGGGTTATCTACGTGGCGTTGGAATGTAATTAAGATTTACCAGGGCCCGTATGATAAGATCAATACCAGCACAAAGAAGAAAGGTATAATACGGTTGATAAGTGAATATCAAAAAGTTGTCTTCTAGTTTTATCTTTCACTGATGATAAAACCTCTTCCTATTTCAGGATCTGAGTGTCAACCAGATATAATATTCTGGTAAGGCACTCACTTACTCAAACCTTTTCAAGAGATAAAAAATTAAATTCTCTTAATTACTTCTAATAATTCTTTTATTCTATATTTGTCCAAAATAGAACATATGGGCAAATTAAAACATTATTACTTTTCAAAAGAACAAGATCCAATAGATGACTCAATTGATCTTGATGAAGACTACAAACAATATTTATTAAAAAAATATATTTCATCAGAAGAATTTGATCTTTTAGATAATGATCAACTTGATGAGATATATGGTGATACCCAGAACACCATTAGAAGTGAAAGGGTTTATCAAGAATCACCTGAAATTAAAAAATAGTATAAACACACATCATGGAAAATTTAACTCAAAAAAATGATTCTATCAAACAAATTGTAATGGAAAGACTTTTGGAAGATGGATATACAATGTCAAATAAACAATGGGATAAAATAAGTAATATGCCATTTTTAATGACATACATAACTGGAACAAAAATAGTAAATGAAGAAGATTATACTTACAATTTTATCAAACACTATATTGATACATATGGTCTTCCAACTAATGATGAAATTGAAGTAATGAATGAGATTGAAAAAACAATATTGACACAAGAATAAAAAAAGAAAGGAGGACATTAAGTCCTCCTTTTTGACTAACTACGAAGGAGCATTTTTTGAATTTAGGTAAAACAATGGATAAATAGAGTTCCGTAGTTGTCTTAGTTAAATATAAAAATTTTTATACCCAATTAAATATTTTTATTTTTTTTATTTTCATAAACATTCGGATTTCTTGATCCATCTGGAAGAAATAAGTTATAAATCTTTTTTACTCTTTTTTTATATTTCAAATTGTGTTTATCACAAAACTGTTGATGAACGTCTTGATTTACATCATACCCAATTTTGGTTATGAATTCATACATCAATAAAAAGTCTTCTTTATGTGCGGCTTTTATATTGAATTGATCTTCCCATTTTTGTTGATATGGTTTAACTTTTTTCCAATCACCATCTCCTTTATAAATTTTTTTATTCTGACTTTTGCAAATTTTACATCTACTGTCATATCCATCTTTGAATACATTATTCTTGTAAAATTGTTTAATTGGCTTTTCAATGTTGCAGGCTTTACATATTTTCTTATCCATAATGATAAATATATTGTATCTAGGCAATATTTATATTTAGTATGATTGATGATTGGATCAATAATAACATAAAAGAAATGAAAAAGATTGTAAATGCAATTTCAAAAAAGAATGATCTTGACTTATTTCAAATATGTGTTGAGCAATTTTTAACTAATCAGAGATTGAAAGAAATTCCTGATAAAGAAAAATTATATTTCTTCTCAAAGATTGTAAAGAATAATTTTTTTTCCAAGTCAAGCCCATATTATTATACTTATGGTAAACATAAATTTAGTGAATTTACTCAAAAGATTGAAATTATTGATGATCCAATTAAAGAATATGTTGATCTTGAATGGGTAAAAAATGAATTAAAAAAAATTGATTGGTATTATAGAAAATTATTTGAACTCTATATTGAAGAAAATTGTAGTATAACAAAACTAAGCCAAAGAACTACAATACCCATCAATAGTGTGTCAAGAGATATAAATAAAGTTAGAAGGATATTAAATAAAAGGAGAATTAAATTTTTAGAAAATGGGTTGTAATTGCAAACAAGCACCAACAATAAAGAAACCAAACGTGGTTAGAGTAAATGGTGTAAATACCATAACAGAAAAAATACCATTACCATATACAAGAGAGAATTTAAATAGATGTAATGATTATTTTATCTCAAGGATCCAAAGTGATAATGAAAAAAATTGGGTTATAGATTTTCATAATGAACATTTCGATGAACAATTTCCACATGGTTATTCTGGTGATGGTTGGCTTAGAATAAAAAAAAGAATAGATCATCTTAGAAGACAATTAGATGATTTTGAAAACAACTAAAAAACAATTATATGGGTTATAAAAATATAGAACCAAGATGGAAGAAAGGTGAATCAGGAAATCCAAATGGAAGACCAAAAAAACTTCATCCAACTTTGATGAAAACAACTGCGTATTCAAAGAGTCAAATTGTAGATATAATACAATACATGGTGTCATTAACTGAAAAACAATTGAATGAAATATTAGATGATTCCAACTCAACGGTATTTGAAAAGACAATTGCAAGTGCAATAAAAAAATCAATCTCTAAGGGTTATCTGGATTCAATAGAGACATTATTAAACCGTGTGTATGGTAAACCTAATGAATCACTGGATATCACGTCTAATGGTAAAACTCTCAATGATAAAATTGAGATTGAAATAATAACAACTAAAATGAAAAACAATGATTGAAACAAATCCCAACATGGAAAGATGTGATCTTCATGTTGTAAAAGAAATGGTAGATAAATATGGTCTTCAAGGAGACATAATTGAATTTGGAACATTTTCATGTGAAAGTGCATTATACCTTGCATCACAATTTCCTGACAGAACCATTTATACAATAGACCATTTTGAAGGTCTTGAAGCGAGTAATCAACCCCTTCCAACGTCAAGTAATTGGACTGAAGGTCAATTTGCTTTGGGGCATCCTGATTATCAAGCAGGTCATATTCCAAAAACAATTGATGAAGCAATACAAAAATTATCTCAAAGACCAAATATCCAATTGATCGTAAAAGATGTTCACAAATTGGAGCATCCTTATCAACATGGGATCTTACAAAAAATTGCTTTTGCAAATGTTGATGTTGACATATATGAACCAACAGTAAGTTCATTAAAATTCTTGGCTGCTTGTGATTGGAAAGAAATTTTTATACGTTTTGATGATTGGCACGGTGGAGAAAGTGAATATGATTTTCATGAAAGACTTGCATTTAAAGAGTGGATCGAAGAACATGGATATGAATATGAAATAACTCATGGTGGTTATATTGGTGGTGTATTTGTAAAAAGATAATATGGCAAAAACAAAATCATTAGATTCAAGAAAAATATCATTTGGTAAAAGAAAAGGTAGAAAGGCAAAAAAATCCAAAGGACCCAAGGATAAAAGTGTTTCAAAATATAGAGGTCAAGGTAGATGAAGATACAAACAACAAGAGTTTTTCAAGATTTAATTTCAACTGACAAACGTGTTTGTATATTTCAAGGATCAAGTCGTGCCAGCAAAACTTATAACATTTTAATTTATTGGGTTTATAAACTAATTCAAGAAGACAATAAAGTTTTATCAATTGTTAGAAAAACACTTCCTGCACTCAAAGGATCCGTGTTGAGAGATTTAAAAGAAATTTTACAATTATTTGGTGTGTATGATCCAGATAAATGGCATGTAAGTGATGGTTATTATGAACTTGGAACAAATATAATTGAATGGTTTAGTTGTGATGATGAAACAAAACTCAGAGGTAGAAAGAGAGATTATTTATTTGTAAATGAAGCCACAGAAATAACTTATGATGAATACGTTCAATTGATTCTTAGAACTTCTGATCGTATAACAATGGATTTTAACCCAAGTTTATGGAAAAGTTGGTTATATGATTTAGAAGGTCAACCAGATGTATTTTATACCATTACAACATATAAAGACAATCCATTTCTTCCACAAACACAAATAGATGAAATTGAAAAATTAAAAGATCGTGATCCAAATTTGTGGCGTGTTTTTGGGCTCGGTGAGAAAGGAATTCCAACTAGGGCGGTATTTACACACCATCAATTTTATTATGATTTACCTCAAGGTGCAAAGTTATTGGCTTATGGAATAGATTTCGGGTATAATGATCCAAGTGTATTGATTAGTGTTCACAAGTTAAATGATTCAATTTATTGTAAAGAACTATTATATTTAAAAAATATAACAATCCCTGATTTTATTTATAAGATCAAAGATCTTGGAATCAATTTAACTGATGATTTTATTTGTGATAGTGCAAATCCGCAAGCCATTGCTGAGTTGCATAGAAATGGAATAAATTCAAAAAGTGTAAAAAAAGATACCATACTTGCAGGAATTGATTTAATCAAAAGAAGCAAATTTTATGTTGAAGCAAACTCACAACATTTAATTGAAGAATTACAAATGTATCAATGGAAACAAGATAAGAATGGTAATAACTTAGATGAACCTGAAGATAAAAATAATCACTTGCTTGACGCGATCAGGTATGTTTTACAAATGAAAGTTATGAGAAATACAGGAACTTTTGTTTATTGATAAAAAAAAGATATTTAATAATATGACCACTAATTACATTGACTTTAAAGGAAAGAAATATGTTCTCAACGAACCAACAGTTTCCAACTGGGCTGAAATAATGAAAATGAAAGATCTTCTTACTGAACAAGAAATGTATGTCAAAATGATTTCCAAGGTTTCAGGAATAGATGAAAAAGAAATACTTGAAACTGACGCCACAACCATAGCACATATTGGATCCATTATACAAAGTTATTTGAATGATGAAGATCAAGAATATTATCCATACATAACACATAAAGGAGTTGAGTATCAAATTGTGGATATAGAAAAAATAACGTTTGGTCAATTTGTAGATATTGACACATTTCTTGGCAAAGATGAAAATTATAGGATCTCAAATCTAAGTGAACTTGCCGCATATTTATATGTTGAAAAAAACACAGAATATTCTCAAAGTAATTTCAAAAAGAGAATTGAGTCATTTAAAGATCTTCCATTAAAGTATGTTGAAGGATCAGTTTTTTTTTTAATAAATTTAGAGAAAGTATTGCAAGAACTTACACCGGTTTATTTAAACAACAAGATAATGTGGCAGATGATGAGACTGAAAATAGTTTTATCAAGTTTTGGGGCTGGTATTCGTGCATATCTCTCCTTGCCCAAGACAAAGTTTGGAAAATTGACAGCATTACTGACCTTAGTCTTATTACCTGTCTTAACCATCTTTCTTACATTAACGACCTTAATCAAGAAAGGAATAAGCAAATTAAAGAAATAGACTAATGCCAACGCCAACTCCAACGCCAACACCAACTGTTTCTCCACTTCCAGATACAGTAAATCTCAGATCATTTGCTGATGATTTCTATTATCTAACACAGAAACACAAGCAATTAAATTCATTTGGTCTTGGTAATTTGGAGTATATCACATATCTTCAACAACAAAGACAAGCACAAGAAAATACACATGATCAATCACCATTGTATCCTTTGTTATTTGTTGTTCCATCAAAAGTTGTAAATAATTTAAGATATAAAGAGTGGAATTTCAACACTCTTGTAATGGATATTGTATTCAGAGATAATACAAATCTTGTTGATACAGTTTCTGATACATTGCAAATATTACAAGATGTAATTAGTCAATTCAAATATTCTGTTGAACAATCTCAAGGAGATTATTATAGAAAATATTTTATAACTGAAACAATCAATTGTATACCATTTATTGAGAAGTATGCAGACATGACAAATGGTTGGAATGCTGAATTAAAAGTTGAGACAATTTCACCATTAGATAGGTGTGCTGCGGCTTATAATACATTTACAGGAACACCTATATTTCATTTGGCTGGAATAAATCACAAAACAATTGTTGATGATTTTCAGTTATTAGCCAATTATCACAAACAATTAAATTCATTTGGTTATGGTGATCTTGGTGAATTTAGTTATAATGTGGATCAAAGACTAAAACAAGATAATCCTAGTGATAATGCCGTAGTTTATCCTTATTTATATGTCATACCAGGAAATGTTGA